CTGGTGTACCTTGGTAATTTAATATTTTACTTTTTCGTGCATTTGTTTTGTCATCATTCCACCAATTAGGTAAAGTGGGGCTAGGCCAACAATCAAAAACAGCACCATTAAACTTATGGGTGCTAATGCTTTTATAAATGCCTCTTTCCACATATGTTTAATAAAATCTGCAATTACCTCTCTATTCTATCTACTGTCCTTGTTTTGGGAATCCTCGGGGGTGGTTTTTTCACATATAAATATGTGACCTCGGAACAATTTAAAAATAAATTGATGAATGAAGTATTGGGTAATGTACAAAACCTGATGCCTAAAATGCTAGATAATAATATACCTGATACAACTGGCAAATCTATACCAATACCATTTAAATAATTGGAAATACAAGAAATATATATTCCTGATATATCTATTCCAGTAATAAATGATCCACAGATAACAATACAACCATCATTTCCACAAGTACCTACTTTTGGTTGCACCTCCACTCATAGGGATACAAAAAATACAGGTAATTTTAATCTTATATTTGATGACCCAAGTGGAATAAGTACAAGCTGCCCATATCCAACTTTTGTTCCCCTAAACTATCAGCCAGACCAGTTGATAATAGTGGAAGAAAGTCTGCCCTCCATAGATTCACCACCATTACCAAAATCACAGTCAACTGAAGTACCACCAATAAAAAAAAAGAAAGAGGATAATATTTTGCCACCCTGCCCTGGCAAATCAAACCAGCGCACTGGGGATTTTCGTAACGAAAAAAGATTAGAACGTGTCATCGGCCATAAAAGAGGGGATGATGGGATTGAATGTATAACGCTCTATGAAGATGTCCCGTTTAAGGATCAGTACATTCCAGAAGTTTCTAGCATTGTATCTACTGCTGTTATTGGCTTGGTCGCTGCCAGTTCTCCACTTTTACTTAATATCGTCAAACCATTAGTTAAGAATCTCGTAAAAAAACTTACAAAGAAAAAAGATAAGGTAGAATAATATTAGGCAAAGGAAGTTGTATGTACACCTTTTTAGGCTCTGCCGATACAAAGAGCCTTTGCTTTTTTAGACAAGTCTTACCACAGCCCGTGGCTTGTCTTAATCTTTCACGATCGTTAATATTAAAGTGGTGGTCTAAGTAGGTAGGTTTTCTTTCTTTTCCTATCTACTTTTCTTTTAATATTTTGTGGGTGTGAGGTATTACTTGATTAGGGGGGATTGTAACCTTTATCCCTTCACAACTAACGGCATAATCACCAACGAACTGAACACCAAGCTTTGCCTGTTCCCCACATATTTTGAGCCGATACAAGGCCATCTCCATTTTGGTTTTTTCTATCAATAATTCTTGTGCCTTGATATTAACCTTTGCTGCCCTTTGGCATAGATCCTGACCCTTACCAAGTGGAATATTGAACTGCATACTGATTCCATAATTTAAATTATAATTATCCTTCTCAAACCGTGGTGTCTCCTGAACATATTTAATCTCTCCAGTATCTTCATCATAAATATTCTGTTTTGTAACGGTTTCTATGGGGCGGTTAAAGCTCCACGCATCGGTCATATAGGGAGTAATTGTCAATGAAGGACTTGAACATATAATCCCTTGTGAATATTTGTTTGTCGGTACTCCTGATGGTGTTATCATCGTGGCATTATTATTTACTACACCTTGAGCCGTGCTATTCGGCGAGGCAACGGTGGTCGAGGCAAACACCTCAACAGGAAATAATAATATTGATATTACTGCCCAAAGGTAGTTTCTATTTGAGTGGTTTGTGTTGTAGTGATTGTCCTTGTGATATTCGTTATTGTGTCGAGACCTGGAGAAATTACAGATTCGACTAAACTGAAGGATTGTCCAGGGGTTGTGATTTTCCATCTTGGGGTTGATTGGATGTCAGGTGCTTGCCATTGAAAATTTACGTTATTAATAGTCTGCACATCTTCTTTGGTTGCAGCAGGGTTAATGTAACCATCTGTATCAGTACTTTCAATATTATGACCACTTACTGAATAGCTCCACCCTGTCCGATATTGATAAGACGATATCTGCTCGTTTACCACAGTCTGGCTTGTGGAATTTGTCGTTTGAGAGCCAGTGCGGAATGTAGGGGTCACATTTGCCCATGCTTTTGTCGGTAGGAATATTAAAATTAATATCCAAAATTTAGTCAAGCGTAATTGTAACAGCACTTTGAATCACACAACTGGAACCTGAACCATTTTCAGCACTTGCACCGCTACAGGTATGCACTCCCGAACTTAAACTTGTAATCGTCAAACCAGCATGAGAACCACCAGCCCCGACTGTTGTCTGTCCACTTAATATTGGTAAAGTTGCAATCCCGTTTGAAATTGATACATCTCCTGGATCTTTGTCACCTAGCATCAGCGATTCATTAATACTGAATGCAGACCCTGCAACTTTTACTTCCTTAACACTTGCAGTAACTGAAGGAACACCGTTCCAATCATTACCACTGATCCCAGAATAATCCAATCCACCTATTCTGTTTGCATAGTAAGTTGGGTTGCCATCTGAATCATTTGATCCTGTTGCCACTTTTACATCAATATTGCTTCCACTTAATGAATAGGAAGATGCTGCCCTTTGAGTGACGATGTAAGGCATGTCAACTTGCATACTGGCAGAGGTTGTATATTTTGCCGTGATATCAGCAAAAACAACTGATGGTGTGAAAGCTAATAAAACAACAGGAATTAATTTTTTCATTTCTTTGTAGGGGGTGGATCAATAATCTCTGCTCCTATTATTTTAATAGGGGTTTCTACTCTTATAGTCTGCACCGAACCGTTATTATTTGCAAGTTTCTTAGTCTCCTCCTGAGTTTCTTTGCGTTTTTTAGATCCTTCAAGGCCAAAAGTCGCTAATGCACCAGTGAGCAAACTTGCTGGAAATGTTATGTCTTTGGGTTCTGTACTGTAACCAGGGATTGTTATGTAGTTAAGAGAAACGATAAATCCACTCCAAACGACAACACCTAATCTCACAAAAAGACTGATTATGGCCAGTTGTTCTTCTTTATCGTCAATGCTCTCTTTTATCTTTTGCAATGGATTTTTCTTTTTTTCTTCAGCCATAACTATTAAAATTAACCATAATACTTACATTATAGCCAAATCATGCCAGAGGTACACGCAGCACTGATTGGGGCAGCAGCCACCGCTTTTCTTATGGTTTTGTCTAATATCAGCAACAGAAGAGAAAGAGATATAAGAGAAATTTTTAACCGAATTAATCAGCTAGAGAAAGCCGTAAGTCGTATTGAGGGGCAGAATCGCTAATCTTTGGTATGTTTGAAAAAGAACACATATTTTTATGTCTAAATTTTTAATCAACCTGTTCATCAGATTTGGTAAAAGTGAATCTTTGCGTAAAGCTGCCATTTCGCTTTTGAAAGACTTAAGTGCCAAATCAGATAATGATGTAGACGATGCCATCGTCAAGATGATTGAAGAAAAACTCTTTCCAGTAAAATGAAAAAAAGAAAATTTCTAAACATCGAGATAGAAGATGCTCCACTGGAGCTTGAACTATCGGTGGAACAAAGATGCCGTGACATCTTGGCCTCTGATGACATCTACAGCATCAAGCGGTATTGCACTCATTTGGTAAGGCATCAGATGAGACAGGATGTATTTCTTGCGTCTTTACTTGGCCGTCTTGTAGAGCTTGAAGCTGCTAATGCTGCACATCAGGTAAGAAAAGATAAGAAAAGAAATCCTATAAAGAAGTTTTTTCGTATTCCTTAATCTCTTCATCAGTAAAATCTTTCACCAATAATTTTTCAATCTTATCAATTTCAAAATTAAACTTTAGAATTGATGTTCTGATGTGTTCAGTAACCCATGCACCATCTTTACTTACGACCTGGGCTTTATTCCTATCATTAATGAACACATAATGATCCTGTCCTTTTAATTGGACTTCTAGTAAATTTTTTTCTAAGTTTTTACGTCTGATCTCTTTCAACGCTCTCAACTTTTTTGAATCACTCATTTTCCAGTTCTGTTATCCTTTTATTTATAGCATCATATCTTACACAATATTCCTTAAGATCTAACCGTTCAAACCAGAATTTTTTCTGTAATTCTGCAAGCTGGTCATAATAATTTTTGATTAGGTCTTTGTTTTTCACTTATCCAAAACCTTTTTTTCTATTTTTAAATTTATATTCGTTATATCTTCTCGACATATCTTTTATTTGTTCTTCAGATAGATCTGACATGAGGGCTTTTTTATCTTTTTCAGAAAATCCGTCAAGATGCCAAGGTTCAGAAAAAATTAATTGTTTTTGCATCTCAATTGCTGCTTTTCTTGTTTGTGCTTTATCTTCTTCAGATAAGGAAAGATATTTTTTCCTTAATTCAGGAATTTCAATAAACCAATTGTCTTTCATTTTTTGCTCCATAATTTTATGAGAAGTTCAAGTTCAGCAATCCTTTTCTTGGCTGCTGCGATTTTTTCGGCTGTTGTCATGGCAATCTTTTATGGTTCCAATCTATTTCCATCCATACTCCATGATTAGGTTTATTTGAATAAGGAAACCATTCATAAGATGTATCATCCTCTTCATCAAAATAGACTTGGCCACTATAGGGATTGAGAGGTTGGCCGTGTTTGTTTCTTTTTATCATTGTGTATAAGAAAAGGGGTCTTACATGACTAAGGAGGATGCTGGACTATCAATGCCCCTATAAATCAGGCTGGGATTGCTTCTGAGCTTCTACTCTTTACAGGTAATGTAAAGTCATTCACCCTTACCTGAATAGATGCTCCAGCACTGCCATCTCTTTTCTCAAAAGTATTTAGGTTGCCAGATCCCACAACAGTAATCTGATTGCCTTTCTTTATATAGTCCATGACAACATCTCCTCGGTTGCCCCATACAGTGCAATCAATTTGAACAGTCACATCCTGTATGTCTGTAAGTAGTCTGAAGTTTGTTACTTTTGTTCCAGTTGTTGTTTCCTTTTGTACTGGATCTGAGGCTAGGTTGCCAACGGCTGTAATGCTTAACATGATAATTTAATTAGTCAGGGTTGTTAGTTTTGTTTTGCCAATCCTCAATATCTTCTCGGTTGTACCGAATAGTGTTATTAAGGATGACAGTCCATTTTGGGCCACTGGGGTGACCCTTGCGAGTTTTGGTTCTCCAAAGTCGCACAGTTTGAGGTCTTACACCAAGCTCTTCAGCTAATTGATCTGATGTGATCAGTTCATTCATGAATCCTCCTTCTCTAGAATAAGTGTCAGTAATCCATCTCTTTGATCTTCACTAATAGCATTAGTTTCATATCGTTTTGAAATGTTTTTCTTCAACAAACCGAGCTTGTCTTTGTTGCCTGGTTTATTAATGAAGGCTTCACATTCTTTGATGAACTTATCACTTTCGGATCTGTCAATCGGTTTATTACTTGAGACAGTTGGTTTACTATCATCAGGTTTTAACCATGCCTTGTCCTTATCGTATAAAGACAGGCCAAATTGATCTCCAAATTGCATTAATGCTCTCTTTCTAGCATCAGATTCCGCTTCTTTTACTGCTGATTCATATTTATCACCGATACTGCCCATGCGGCCATGACCAGCACCTGTTCCTTCTCTGACGACATCACCAACAGTAATTCTTACTCTTGCAATGTAAGTAATACATTTGGGATCATCAGAAACCAAAAATGTGTCCAGTGTTTCAGAACTCCAGCCATCAAAACCGAAGATGCGGTTTGCTTCCTGTATAACGTGCCAGCTTTCAACATAAGCTAACTTCTGACCACCGCCACCTGGTCTGAAGGTGACATTTTTTTGATCAATTTTTTGGTTCAGCAGTTTTTTCTGCTCTTCATTAAAACTCATTTTTCTAAGGGGGTTGAAAATGCCCATCGGGGCAGGGATAAAGATTGAACTCCTGTTTTACACCAGCTTGGCCAATCATCAAGCAGGCGACATTCGGCAATCTTATCTAGAGCTTCTCTAGACAGTTTTTGCCCTTCTTGCAACGCATCATCATCAAGCTCCCATAACCCGACATCAAATGGATATTCAGATTGCACCACAAGAAAGATGAATCTCTTTGCTGATGGAATGCCAGATAAATAATGAGCGCATTGTAAATGATACTTAAAATTTGCTACTGCCTTTGCAAAGTCTCTGGGGTTTGCTCCTGTTCTACTGGTTTTTAAATCCACAATAGTTTCTTTATTTAACCAATCTGGCCTGCACTTACAAGTCAATCCAGAGGTGGTATCTTCCCACCAGTATGATTTCTCGGCAATACCAAAACTCAACAACTTCTTGGCATGAGGTTCTGAAAAAACCGCATCTCTCATCTTGATGGCATTTGCCATATCAGATTCAGTAACGGCAGTCATGCCCTTTTCTTCAGCTTCCTTTGCCTCCTCCTTACCTTTTTTGGTAGTCCTTGATGATACTGCAACAAATCTTTTTGTCAGTTCATCAGGTTCAAGAACGGCACAATGGGTTAATGTTCCAAGAAGCATTGCACTTGTCGGTTTATGTTCTGGCCTTTCAGGGTTGAGAAAAGAGTTCCAGTAAGCTCTTGGGCCATGAGATACCATTACCTTTTGCATAGATGCTGAGATCGCAGAATCAGCATGGTATTTTTCATTTGAAATTTGGGTTGATCCTGTTGTCATCATTTCCATCCTAAGTATGTGCAGCCTTTATGTTGAAATATTTTTAAAGTAGAAATTTTTTCACAATCTTCACAATAAAACTCTATACAAAGAGCGCCTCTAGATCTAGGACTTGGGTTTTCTTCATCTGGTGTGTTTTTTATTGTAAGGTGAGGATTATATTTAAGTAAATTTTCATCTTGAAAATGTGCATCTATGATTGTAAAACAATCACTTTGTGAATCTTCGTTTGATGACCATATCCTATATGCTCGTTGATGAAGATAGTTACCTTGGCAAAATGGACAGTCTAAAGAAAGTTCAGACTCGTAATTAAATAAATCATTTAGAGTTATCATGAGTCTTTATATCCTTTTGTATGTGGGCCGTATTGCATAAATAAACGTGGCCATGTTTTTAAAATAAGTGCCTTATCCTGTGGCATTGCAACAAGACCAGCCTGTGCTAAGCGTTTTAAAAAAGGTGATGCACTGGGGCAATCAATTACAGATGCAAATGTATTGAAGATTTCTTTATCGGTCATGGTTAAAATTGGGTTGCCGAGGTCGGAGCGTTCAGGGGTTGGTCGCTTCTTCCTCGGTTGTTTATGGAAGCGAAGGCCAAGATCATATTCAGTCATCATCGTCTGGCAAGCTCCTCACACGCTGCCTGTATATTGTTTAGGCAATGAATCTTTGTTGACCTAGTTAATGAATCCGTGAGCGAGAAATATCCTATGCCAAAAATGCAAAGATAGAGTAGAGCGTGTTTCATGGGGTTGGTTTTCAGGGGCTTTCTAATAATAACTAATGGTCAACACTTGTCAACGGTTCGTGAATAAATAATATCCTCACAGTTTTTGATCTCAAGATGAAGTAATGCAATCTTTTCTATAGCTGCATAAACCTCTGGTTTTGTTCTAGGCTTACAAAGATAATCAATATACTTTTCTGACTCTTGTTCAAGAAAAACTTTTTTAAATTGATATTGAAGTGACATTAACTTAACCTCCTTTATTTAATTCGATTGTAGATTTTTAAAAACCTTTCTTGCAATTCTTGAACGCTGCATTGATCAGCATATTTTATTTTAATGATTTCTTCTGGTGTAACCCAGCAAGTTTTTTCATCTTCTGTTTGAACCTCAATGAGATCACTTGTAAAATCAACACAACAGAACATAACATCAATATTTGTTCTGATAATTGTATGAGTTGGTTTGAAAGTCATTTATTAAGCCTCCTTAAAAATCAATTGCCATTGCTTGAGCAAGATGTCTCAAGAAATGATGGATGTCACCGTTTAAGCAGTCAATCTGTCTGATGATAGCTTCAATCTTTTTGGCCTCTTCACCTTGTGTTCTTTTGATCTTGGCGATGACCATATCAGTTTCAATAAAGTTCATTGTTCCGTTTGGAGCAGCAATTTCATAAACCTGGTTATTAAGGTCTTTTTCGTTGAAGTAAGTATTGAAGAAAGTGTTCATTTGAGGGGGTTGTCTCTATACCTTTCATTATAGTCGAAGTGTCAACAACTGTCAACAAATAAGGGATTAATTGGCAAAAAAAAGAGCCTTGTTTGGCTCTTGATAAATTAGTAAGTTTTGTAAACTTCGGTTTTTGTTCCTCTGACCTCCCATCTGCTGAAGTGATTGATGTCTGTGTTTGCTGCGATTAGTGCGTCAGCGTATCTTGTGGCTAATGCTTCAGCATATCCACCATCAATAAATCTTTGTGTGATTTGTTTTTGTGTAAACCACTTACCGCAATCCATGGCGGTGATTATGCCTTGAATAACTTTTTTTGCTCTTGGTCTTGTGAAGTTCATTTGATTAGTGGGGTTGCTATACCTCCATTATAAACATAACTATCAACAACTGTCAACAAGGTTTCATTACTTTTACATCAAATCCCTTCTCCTTCAACTCCTCAATCCTGTACTTCTGCACTTCGCTCAACCTTCCCTTCTCGCTTTTGACCTCTATAAACTTGACCTCATTTGGTTTCATACAGATCAAGTCAGGTAAACCAGCTTTGTTGCACATAATTAACTTGATAACTGTCCACCCTTCTTTCTCGTGCCTGTCGATCAGCTTCTTCTGATATTGAGCCTCTGTCATTTCTATAGTGCTTGATCGTATAGCTTTCCTTTGATTGTACTACCTGATATACTTTTGGCTCGATTCCCTTCTCTGCAAAAATATAATGTATTTTATTTTTTCTATCCCTGCCAAGAAAACTTGCTCTTTCTCTGCCCTGCAAATAACTCAATGCAGAATAATCTATCCCAAGAAATATAAGATGATCGGCACTGCTAAGATTAACTCCTTCTCTGCAACTCTTGACCTGACCGATAAAAACAGAATCGCTAACGGCATTAAATATATCTGGATCATCTGTTGCTCTAGCACCAAAACTTTCTCTAAGCATTTTGCCTTCAGCAATAAAGCAATATAAAATGGCAATTCTTCCACTGAAGTTATTTTTTATATATTCAATCTTGCTTTTATCAAAAACAACAGCACCATGTCTCTCAGTAATAACATGGCCGTTATAAATCTGCCTTAATTTGCTCATAACTTTTGCCCCTGTATCTGCCACGACTGATTTTCCTCCAGGTCTACCAATAACACCGTTTTTTAATATCCGATAAGCAAGTCTATAAGTTCTTCTCGACATCTTCACCATATGAACTTCCTCCTCAACTTCCTGAGTGAAACCTGCCTCCTTTTGGGTCATCTGCACTGTATAAGGTTCAATATCCTTCAATATTCTGCTTTGCTTGGCATCTGAATAATCTTTTATAACAACACCAGTTCCCACTCTTTTTTCCTTTACATCAACATAATCACTGGCCCATCTGTAAAAGTTTTGATATTTACTCCATAAAAAGGGTGTTAGTGACCATTGGTGATAAAGCTGGCTAAAACTTTCAGGGCTTGGTGTTCCACTCATTAAAATGATGCTGTTATATCTTAACTGCAAGATATTTTGATACCTCTGTGATGGTTTTGGGAAGGCTCCCACGCTATGGGCTTCATCTACAATGATCATATTCCAACTTGTACCCTTGAAATTTTTTAACTGCTCAAAGTTAGTGACGGATACTACCCTCTCCAGATTCATCTTCTCAATATCGCTTTTTATACTTGGGATTGCCTTTTTCTTAGTAATCACCAAAACTTTCTCTAATGCCATATTCTTTACAACAGATAAGGCAACCAGCGTTTTGCCTGTTCTACATTCACCACTTAAATATCCGCATCTTTTAATCTGACAAAGCCTGGTCAACTTGCTGCTTGCTGCTTTTTGATATTTTCTTAATACTACCATTGACAGTGTTGTTACTACTGCTATTGTACTTAGGAACGCTATATATGCAATACCTATGCAACAGAAACCGAAAAAAGCAATTCAAATCTACCTAGAAGAAGAACAAATCCAGTGGCTTGATGATAATAAAGGGCCAGAATTAAAACGTGGTGGTGTTATAAGAAATCTTATCCGAGAAAAAATGGAGCAGGCTGCATAACAATGGATATAAAAGAAGAACTGCTTGGCCTTCCCAAGCACTGGGGTTTTGTCGCCGTTCAAAATAAAAGACCCTATCAAAATGATTGGCAAAACAACCCACTTACACGCTCACAACTGTTTAAAGAGATATCTTCCAAGAAGTCCACGGGCATAGGTGTTTGCTGTGGAACTCCATCAGGTGGACTGCTTTTCCTTGACCATGACGGCCCATCTGCTGCAAAGATATTAGGTGAGTGGGGTTTTTCTCTTTCTTCATTACCTCCCTCATGGATGGTCACATCAGGTCGTGTCGGTAGATTCCAAATAATCTATCAAGTTCCAGAAAAGTATTGGTCAAAAATAAAGACACGCAAATTTCAAACAGGTGTAAAAGATGAAGATGGTTCTGTTGAACAAATAGAGTTGCGGTGGAATGGTACGCAATCCATAGTATCTGGTAAACATCCAAAAACCGATGGCTACAGGTGGATGGAAAATCGTTCACCAAAAGATCTTGAAATTGCAGAAGCTCCACTCGCCATAATTGAAAAGATGATGGAGCAGAAGAAAAAGACAACAACTCCTCAAGTACAAACCCTTAACTCAGATACTGATAAGGCACGTTCTCTTCTTCAATCAATTAACCCAAATAGGCTTGATGATTATGATGCTTGGCTAAAAATTGGCATGGCTGCTCATTCAGTTGGTGATAATTCTCTACTCCACGATTGGGAAAAGCTATCACAGAAAAACAGCAAATATCAATCAGGAGACTGTGAAAAGAAATGGGCATCCTTCAAGTCATCTGGGGTCTCTCTAGGCACTCTCCAGAAGTTTGCATCAGAAGATGGCTGGACTCCACCACCACGATCTTTTCCCACCTCAATAAAACCAACAGAAGAACCAACTCCTGTTCCTCGTAAGTTAGAACAACTTACATCACAGGAGCTTATTAACTTTTTACGCAACCTGAAACAGGAAATAAGATTTAATACTTTTTCCCATTCAATAGAGATGGATGGCAAAGTAATTAAAAATATTGAACTTTTCTATCTGACGCTTGCAGAACTTGGTTATAAAGTGCCAAAAGAAATGGCAATTGACTGCCTCCTAAAGGTTGCCCATGAGAATGAATATGATCCTGTAAAGCTATATCTTGATCACTGTTATAACGAAATCCAACCAACATATATAGACAGGCTTGCCTCAACGTATCTCAGGCCACAAGATCAAAATTTGAAAGAACCAACCATATATGATGTGATGCTTAAACTTACTTTAATCAATGCAGTAAGAAGAGTTTATATTCCAGGTTGTAAGCATGATTCAGCAACTGTTTTACAGGGTTCACAGGGAATAAAGAAATCATCATTCTGGCAGACATTATTCGGGCCTTTCTTCTCAGATGCTCTTGGTGATATTTCTTCAAAAGATGATCTTCTCGTTCTCCACCGTTCATGGGGAATGGAATGGTCAGAAATTGATGGAGTAACAAGTCGCAAACACGCTGGAACAATAAAAGCATTTTTATCAAGATCAACAGACCTTCTGCGTGTTCCTTACGGCAAAGCTGTAGAAGAATGGCCAAGACGTGGCATCATCGTAGGAAGTACTAACAAGGAATCAGGTTTATTAATAGATGACACTGGCAACCGCAGATTTCACATAATTCCATGTACTACAAAATCAATCGACCTTGATGGGCTTCAGCTTGAGCGTGATGCTTTGTGGTCGGCTGCCGTTCATGCCTTTAAAAATAAAGAATCGCACTTCTTATCCTTTGAACAGGAAAACCAGATCGAAAAAGAAAATCTTGGATATATGGTCGATTCTCCTTGGCTTTCGGTAATAACTAAATATTTAAATGATCCAACTAACGCTGTAAAAGATATAACAATTGAACTTTTGTTAACTGAAGCAGTGGAGAAACCAATCGAAAGACAAACAAAATCTGACATCATGACTGTCTCATCCATTCTCAAATCCTTACATTATGAACGTAAAAGAAAGAGGCTGGAAGGAACACCTAAGTGGGTGTGGTTCTTACCTGATCTCACCCCTGTTCTTACCTCTGGGAACGCTTAAAACTCCCTCTGTCACTATCTTATATATATATGTTCTCTATGTTCTCTATGTTTTATATATATATATAATAATAGATAATATAGGGGTATATATAGGGTTAGGTAAGTCTTAAGCATTACTGGGTACACTAGAGAACGTGAGAACATCCTCTAGTCTCAAATGAGTCTTATTTTGTTATTTTTTAATACTGAACTACTATGTCCATATGACTTCAATAAATGATTTACAAAACGATCATAAAAATGCTCGCAAGCGTACTGATCGTTCCTCAAAACT